CACGTTCGAAGGCTTACCACTTGCTCCGGTGCGCGATGATGCGGCATGCGAGAACCTGCGCTGGCTGATTTCCTTCCTGTGCAACCACGACGCGGAGGCGCTGGATTGGCTGGTTAAGTGGCTGGCTTACCCGCTGCAGCACATGGGCGCAAAGATGGACACAGCGATCCTGTTCCACTCCACGATGGAAGGGTCGGGCAAAAGCCTTATGTTCGCGGACGTCATGGGCGAGCTGTATGGCCAGTATGGCGCGACGGTGGGGCAAACCCAGCTTGAGGGCAGCTTCAACGCTTGGCAGAGCCGGAAGCTGTGGGCGGTGTTCGAAGAGGTTGTCAGCCGTGATCAGCGCTACAACCAAGTGGGCAAGATTAAGCACATGATCACCGGCAAGACGGTGCGCATGGAGTCGAAGTTCATCAACGGTTGGGAAGAAGCTAACCACATGAACTCTGCGTTCCTCAGCAACGAGATCATGCCGTGGCCAATCAGTGAGGACGATCGCCGGATGCTGGTGATGTGGCCTCTTGAGACGTTGCCCCCGGAGCGCCAAAAGGCAATCAGCCGAGAGCTGGCCAACGGTGGCGTGGCGGCCTTGTATGGCTGGCTGCTTGCCGTTGATCTTGGTGAGTTCAACCAGCGCACACGACCGCCGAAGACTGAGGCCCGCCAGCGCCTGGTCGAGCTGAGCCGCACTGCTTGGCAGACGTTCTTCTATCTCTGGCGTGCCGGCGAGTTGGGGCACGGCCTCTGGGGCTGCGCACTGACAAGTGATGTGTACGCGATGTTTGCCGAATGGTGTTCGCACAACCGCGAGAGCGTGATGAGCCAGACGAAGTTCTCGCTGATGCTCAGCGCGAAGGTGGAAAAGACCCGGGCCATTCCTTGGTCTGATGGCAGCAACCGGCGATTTGCCGCGTTCTTCTTCCCTGATGACGGCGATCCTTCCCTGCCCCCATCCATGAAGTCGGCCGAGCTGGGCAAGAACGTCGTTGAGTGGCGTGCGCGGGCGAAGCTGGCTGGTTGGAACGTTGATGGCTGGGACCACGTGAAGAGGGTGCTTGCAGCATGACTACCTCTATTTGTGTGTTGGGTGTGTTGGGTTTGTGTCGGGTTGATTTTGGCTACCCAACACAGGCAGAGCGCCCGGGTTCGTTGGTCTGCGCGGGTGCTGTGTTGGGTGTGTTGGGTTTATTCACGCGCGCGCGCGTGCGCGTAATTTTTTGCAGTGCCGATAGCGATAAAAAATATCTCTATGCGAGAACCTATAAACCCAACAAACCCAACAAACCCAACACACTCAACACAATTTCAGATAATCGATTGATTTCATTGGGCTTTATTTGTGTTGGGTTTGTGTCGAGTTGTGGAAATGTGTGTTGGGTGCTGATTTTGGGGGTGTTGCGATGAGCATGGACAAGGAATTGGGGCTCCTGATGCGTGTCACGCAGCACCAGGTCGATATGGCAGAGCTTATTGATCCTGCCGAACGCCTTCGCCTGGTTGGTGAGCTAATGCACCATTGGGGCGAGCAGCGGCGCCTGGTTGGGTTGAAAGCCAGCCTTGGCAGCCAGATGGGCACGATCATGGAATGGAAGGGGGCCGCGCCTCGCGGTGGCGTGTCGGGCCATCGGATTCTGGTTACGGGGGCTGGCTTGGATCACTCGGCGGCAGAAGTGGACGCTGCTGTCGTGCAACTCGGGCGGCGCGACAAGCGGGGCGAGACGCTGGCCCGACTGGCTGAGATGCGTTACTTCCTGGGTTTCACCATCCGGGAGCAGATGCGGGCTGTTGGGCTGGCGGAGGATGCTGACCGCACCTATCGCAACTGGGTCAAAGCCCTACATTCTCAGGTGTTCGCGATCTTGGCCGCGCGGTCTGGTCGGGTACGGCAACAGACCGTTCGTCGGGTTGGAATGCGACTTTCACGCAACATCGAAGCTACATAACCACTACATTGCGACGTACCGAAAATGCCCTCTTTTCGGTTTTTCCGATCAAGGGTACAAAGTCGCCACGATATGAAAAGTGCGCTTAGGCGCTTCCCCACAAGCACTGTGCTGTGCAACTCGCCCCGATCTGTCGGTGCATTGAGAACCCTGCCAACTGGCGGGGTTTTCTTTTTCCGGCGCTGTGCCTTTGCCAATGAGGCCTTCATGAATAGCGAGCAACAAGCATTAGTCGAGATGCCAATCTGGTTGGTGATCATCTTTGCCCTGGTCGGTGGGGTATCCGGCGAGATGTGGCGAGCTGATCAAGCCGGTGTTAGTGGCTGGCTCATTTTCCGTCAGGTCGTTCTGCGCTCGGGCGCATGTATTGTTTGCGGGTTGTCGACCATCATGCTGCTGTACTCGGCTGGGGTGTCGATGTGGGCAGCAGGCGCGTTCGGGTGTCTCACTGCCACTGCCGGTGCGGATGTTGCTATCGGCTTGTACAAGCGCTGGTTGGCAAAGCGCATCGGCGTGTGCGAAGTACCGCCGACCAGCCATGAAGGTTGATGATCGCCGGGGCAATAGTGCCTCCCGCGGTTATGGTCACCGCTGGCGTCAGTCGCGTGATGCGTTCCTGGCTGACAATCCCTTCTGCAGCATGTGTTCGACGGATCGCCGCCCAGTGGCCGCCACAGTTGTCGACCACAAGGTCGCCCCGCGCTTGGGTGATGCCAAGGCGAGTGCTGATCCAGAGCGGATCAAGGCAGCATGGAAGTTGTTCTGGGATCAGGGCAACTGGCAGTCGCTCTGCAAGTTGTGTCACGACTCGGTGAAGCAGCGCCTGGAGCGCAGCGGACGGATCGCCGGGTGCAACGCCTCGGGCGTGCCGCTCGACCCGAACCACCACTGGAACCGCCGATAGACCACACCCGCGCGGGCGACCCTCCGCTGCCTTGTAGGCCACGAACCATCGGCATTTGCCGGGGTAGGGGGGGTGAAAAACTCTCGGCGGATTCGCTTATTGACCGCTCGCCCCTCTCTCTGTGCAAAACCGGGAAAAATGAGGGAGGGGGGGTATCAGACAGGGAGGTTTCCCATGGCGGGAAACGGTAACTCGGGGCGGCCAAGTTTGCCAGCCTCGATTCATGTACTCAATGGCAATCGTAGCAAAGTCTCGATGTCTGGCCTGATGGCTGATGTGCAAGGCCCAGCGGTGCCGGTAGCGGCTCCACCGGTGCCGGACTTCCTCACGCCCGACGCCGTTACTGAATGGAATCGAGCAGTCGAAGCGCTGATGGCGTTGGGCTGGATATCCAAGCTGGACACCATGGCGCTCGCCACTTACTGCCAGGCCTTTGCGGACTGGCAGCGCTTCCAGCGGATGATCGCCGAACGAAACTCCGCGTCGCTCGATGGCCTGGGTGGCGAAGTCCAGACCTTCAAGACAGGTGCGCAGCAGACCAGCGTGCTGCGGCAGCTGGCCAACGACGCCGAGAAGCGTGCCAACGCTGCTGCGGCTCAATTCGGGATGTCCCCTTTGGCGCGCCGGAACATGAAAGCCGCGCCGGCGGCACAAGGAGACCTCTTCCCAAATGCCGAACGAGACGCTGCCGCAAATTATTTCAGCTGACTGCCGGGTAAAGGCTTTCGCTGACCAGGTGCTCGCTGGATCGATCGTCGCGGGACCGGATGTTCGCAATGCTGCCCGCCGTCATCTGTTTGACCTGGACGGTGGCCATGAACGGGGGTTGATCTGGAACGCAGACGCGGCCCAGCGCGCGATCGGCTTTTTCGAAGACGTGCTGTGCTTGAACGGTGGCGACTTTGAAGGGCTCCCGTTCCGTTTGGCGCCCTGGCAGGCATTTGTCGTCGGCAGTCTGTTCGGCTGGTACACCGACGATGGATATCGCCGCTTCCGTCAAGCCTACATCGAGACCGGCAAGGGCTCTGGCAAGTCACCCCTTGTCGGCGGAATCGGCCTGTACGGACTAGTTGCCGATGGCGAGCAGCGAGCCGAGGTGTATGCCGCTGCCACCAAAAAGGACCAGGCACAGATCCTGTTTCGTGACGCGGTGAGCATGGTCAACATGTCGCCACACCTGATGCAGCGACTGGTGCAGTCGGGGCGAGATGAGAAGGTCTGGAACCTGTTCTATCCAAGGACTAACAGTTTCTTTCGGCCCATCAGTTCGGACGAAGGTCAGTCCGGCCCCCGGCCTCATATCGCCTTGATCGATGAGCTGCATGAGCACAAAACTCCCAGCGCCGTAAACATGATGCGCGCTGGCACCAAGTTTCGGCGCCGCGCACTTATCGTAATGATTACCAACAGCGGCTCCGACAAGACCTCAGTGTGCGGTCAATACCATGACCTGGGCGTGCGGATCTGTGAGGGCAAGGATCAGAACGACGCGTTCTTTGCCTTCATCTGCTCATTGGATGAGGGGGATGATCCTTTCGAAAGCGAGGCCTGCTGGGCAAAGGTCAACCCATCGCTGGACTTCATCCTGGAAGGGCAGACCGATGGCATTCCCGGGCGCAAGTACCTGCGTGAGCAGGTGCTGGAAGCCAAGGGGTTGCCGGCGAAAGAGGCTGTCGTGCGCCGGCTGAACTTCTGCGAATGGACCCAGGCGGACTCGCCTTGGTTGTCCTGGGACATCTGGCGTCAGGCCGCGGATCGCGCACCTATGCGGCTGCTGCGCGACCGACCATGTGTTGGTGGGCTGGATCTCTCCAGCACCACTGACCTCACGGCCTTTGTGCTGGTATTCAGTCCTGTCGAGCACGATCCGCACTGGCGGTGCCTGTCGTACTTCTGGATACCGGACGACGACATATCGGGACGTGAGAAGCGTGACCGTGTGCCCTATCTGCAATGGATTAAAGAAAAGCATCTGGAGACAACGCCGGGCCGGGCTATCAGCAAGCTGCATGTCCTGCGGCGCCTGCAAACCATTTGCGCGTACTTCGATGTTCGGCGGATCGCCTATGACCGTTGGCGCGTGGAAGACCTCCTGCAGTTGATGAGCGAGCACAGCATTGAGCTGCCGCCGCTGGAGAAATTCGGGCAGGGTTTCCAGTCCATGGGGCCTGCAGTCGATGAGTTCGAGCGCCGTTTATTGGGTCAGCGGCCCGAGCAGCAGGCGGTGATTGATCTCGACGAAGCCGACTTTGAGGTCGTCGCTGAGGTTTTTGAGGCCGACCAGTTGGTCGAAACGTTCCTGCATGACGACAACCCGGTGTTGACCTGGTGCGCAGGTAACGCGGTGACCGTCTCCGATCCAGCAAACAACCGCAAGGTCGACAAGACCAAATCCATTGGCCGCATCGACGGCATTGTCGCGGCCGTTATGGCGGTTGGCATAACCGGCGACATTGCGTCTGTCTCGGGCAAGTCTGTTTATG